TGATGTGCATACTGTAAATAGTCTTGAGCGAAGAGCACTATTATTTGAGTGTTTATTACCTAATGGTGTAAATTGGACTAGAAGACCAATACATGCTTTTTGTTGGAAAAAAGATGCACCTAAACATCCTTTAAACATACATCAATATTGGGATTGTTTTTCACCTTATGTGGATGTACAAAGAAGAAATAGACTAGCTAATTGTAGAGCAGAGTTAGTAGACTACAAAGGTACAAAAAGAAAAGGCACTTATATGTTTACCATAGATTGGGCATGGGAGAACAAAGCGGGTATGTTAGACACTAACTTTAGTGAGGATCCTGAACATAAATGTGCACACATGTTTCGTATGGATGATGGTAATTTTTTTGCTTATCCTAATAATAGAACAATTTGGTATGATGATGCTTTTATGGAAGAGAGATTAGTGAAGAACCCTGGATATAAGATTGATCAAAACTTTTATACAGTGGAAAACACTAGAGAAGAAGACACTAAGACTGATGACTCTTATATGACTCAGTTTGAACGCCCTTAGTGAAAATATTTTTTGATCATATTACTGGTAAATTAACACATTACGATTTACTTTATAGTCTACCATTAGCAGAGTTTGAAGAGCATGAATATGATTATGCATTTAATAATGGCTGGTTACCTCTATCTTGGTATTATACAAAGATAAATCACATTACTTGGATTAATGCCAGGTCCAGTAGACTGCAGCTATCAAAGTTTACATTTTCAAAAAAACAAAAGTATACATTAAATAAAAAAAATATAAGTGTTCATACTTACGATAAGTTACCTACATATTTAGTAGATGATATTGCAGAGATATATAAAAAATATATTCGTCAAAAAAATTATTATGAAATAAATAATGAGAAAGAAAGTGAAGAGTTTATGCGTGATGATCCGATTGACTGGAAATATTTTGTTTATTTTTACAAAGATAAACCTATCGCTTTTACCGAAGCTATGATGGTTGACAATCATTTTATGACAGGTCAGTTTGCATGGGATTATGAAAATCCTAAATTAGGTATGGGCACCTACGCTACATTATATGAGATAAAATATTGTATGGACTGGAGTTACCAGTATTATTATTTTTCTTACAGTTATGAAAATAGCAGTGCTTATAAATCAAAGTACGATGGCTTTGAGTTTTGGACAGGTAGAGACTGGTGTAAAGATAAAGATGTGTATAATCAATTATGTAAAAATGATAGTGAGATAAAAAATTTAGCTGATCTAAATGATAATCAACAAAAGTATTTTGATTTAGTTTTTGGCGCTCATGTTTGATAAAGGATTATTCAAAGCCTTGTTTATTTTTAGGTCAAGACTCTCTTCTAATAATTTCATTTCATCAAGCAATTCTCTAGCATCTTCTTTTTGTCTATCCTCAACATCATTTACAATTTCTGTAATGTGTCTGATGTCACCATTCATTTGACGTAAATCAGCTTTCATATCGGAACGCATATCTCTAGCAACATCAGATATTATGGTTATTTCTTGCAATATCATATCAATCTCAGACTTCAACACAGCCATACCTTCATCATACTGAGATAGGTCTGGCTCGGTATAAAGAGTTATTTTTTCCTTCATATCAAGATAATCCTGATAAAAAGTAAAACCCGTCCACGCAGCACCACCTAAAGCACCTAGTAAAGTAAAGATGGCAAACACCTTCCCCCCGGTAATCTTCATACCGCTATACTCAATACTGGGCATTTATCATCTCCTGAATAGTATCTTCTTGTGCCATGTTAAATAGCATACCATACTGATCATCTATTGTCTTGTTTAAATATTGATCTACATTTTTATCTTGTATGACAGATTGACTGTCAAAAAATGTTTTTGTATTACCTAAAATTTGCATAACTATTAGTGTTTTGGTTTGTGCAGCGTCATCATATCTAGCCTTATCGTCAATCTTCTTCACAATTTTTGTAGCAGCTTTTTCTTTCTTTGATACTTTAGGCTCAGATGGTTTCTCTTCTTCTGTTGTTTCTTCTGGATCTTCTTCTTTTTGTGGTGTTTGTGGTTGCTCTGGTTCTGATTCCTGTGGTTCTTCTTGAGATTCTTCGATAATCTCTTCTTCAGGTTCAGCCTCTACAACTACAATCTCCTCCATTTCCATTTCAATCTCTAACTCAATCTCCGTTTCTATTTCAACAACTTCTACCTCAGGCTCTGGTAAATTTATTTCTATCTCAGCTATTTCTAATTCTACACTAGCCATGGTAATTTCTTCTACAGGGGCTTCTATAGGTGCAAACTCTATCTCACCATCATTCATACTTACATCATTGAATTCAAACACCTCTTCTACAAAATCTAATTCAACAGAATCAAAAAGATTTAAATAGTATATTTCTTCTATTGTTGTGATTTGTTGAGTTATAATTGTGTTAATTACATTATAAAATACGTTGACAGTCACATCATCAAATAAGGGACCTATTGCAAGATTGATGTCTCGTCCACCTACCTCAACAGTTATCCTATTTAAAACACCACTGAAATCAAAAGACCCAGTGTATGATTGGTAACCTGATGCAATGCCAGATTCAGACAAGATATCAGTTCCTTGAAAGACTGTGTT